CGCACCACCCGGACGGCCACACCAACATGAGTGAGCACGAGAAACCAGAGGATGCGCACATGGAAGGGCGTAAACTGGCAGGCGTGCCTGCGGATGGACAAGCACTAGAACATGATAGCCCGTATCACCAGGGCAAGGCGCAAGCTGGGGCATCGAGCGAGGAAGATGGCTTTGAGATGCCCGACCTAGTCTAAAGGAGACACCATGGCGTCAATTTCTCAAGATGGAAAACAGGTCTTTGTAGGAGACCAAGTAAGCATTACGGCACTAGTCGTCTCTACAGCACCCTTTGGTGCGACTGTGCCCAGTTCGCTTGCCATGGTTACCGTGGAGACTGCTTGGTTACCGACTACGTTCGTCGCACAGGCGAATGACATGAATGCAGTGGAGCAGTTTGCAGATGCAAATCACCCGGCGTTATCATTCAATGGTGGTAAGCAATTTGGAGCAAAAGGCGATCAGGTCACTGTGCTCGGCACATGCACAGCAATCAGTGGCACAGGCGACTCGGCATTGCTCACAGTCACACTCGTGACTTCGGGCTTAGTAATTACAGTGCCAGCAGGCGCAGTTCGCAACGCAGCCGCCTATGGTGGGAGCCAGTAGCCATGCCCTTCCAATCGAAAGCACAGCAAGGCTTCTTGTACGCACACCCCGAGAAGATCGGCGGCAAAAAGAAGTTGGCAGAGTGGTCTGCTGCTACGGACTTCAAGCACCTGCCAGAGAAGAAAGCCTCAGGCTTGGGCAGGAAGAAAAATGGCTAAAACAATTTTTTCCATAATCAAAGAACCTAAGACTGGGTACATGTCTCATCATCCCGGCAGCAGTGAGCATTGTTTTAATTGCGAGCACTTTGTGAAAGAAGAGAACGGATGCAACGGCCCGAAGATGAAAGAGCTTTCGGAACGCCCTAAGTTGCCGAACGGAGACGTAAAGGTACACCCTGTGGCGTACTGCCGTTTTTGGGAGGAAAAGTAAATGGCTACAGGAATGGGACGCAAGAAGAAAAGTAACCTATTAGACCCTCAAGGGCCTGCAGCACCTGCATCGACTCCTTCTACTAATTCTACTTCAATGCCTTCTTGGATGAGCGGTGAAAGCCCCACACCTTCTCCCCGAAAGAAAAAGATGCGCATCGACAGTGGTGGTCAACTGAGTCGCAACTCAATGAGGATGGCTTAGTATGGCCCTAGGATTAGCACGACCAAAGTCAAAACTGCCTAACCCTTCTACGAACTTCAAGTCATCGGGAAAGCAGGATTATCTTGCGGAGGCAATGAATGCCCCATCGCATAAGAAGGACAAATTGCCATGGCAACAGGCTTAGGAAGAACCAAATTGGACCCATCTCCGCAGCAGGCTCCAATGTCTAAGAAGGACCAAAACCCATCGTCTTTCAAACGGGTGATCATGGGAATTCGCAAGGGAAGCAACGCACAGGCTACGGGAAAGCATCCGAGCGGAAAAAGCGTTTACTAAGGGGACGTTATGGCGATAGGACACAAGGCGCACAAGATTCAGCACGTAAGTCTTGGTTCAAAAGGAAGCTTCAACGTGCATAGAGGTAAGTTGCACCGCGCTCTAGGGATTCCTGAAAGTGAAAAAATCCCAGCATCTGCTAAGGAACCGCATTCTGGAGACAGTTCAGAAATGGCGCACATGCGAGCAAGCGCAAAGGGTTTTTCCAAGATGAAGAAGTAAGCAATGAGGAGAGTGTATGGCCGCAGAAGATGTAGTGCCGCAAGATAAAGGTGCAGGAAGCAAACTAGGTGGCCAAGACTCTCAAAATGAAGACCCAAACGAGAGTCCCCTGGGGGTCTACGCGGGTTTTCCATATAGCCCTGAACCGTTTGCACAGTTAAGCGAAGAAGCAAAAGGGGCGCTCATACAGTTAGACAAGATCGCCACACAGACAGACACCTACGCACGTAGAATGGAAGTAGAACAAGCATGGGAAGCTCTGCACTTTGAGCGTGGATACCAACACTTGCTACGCGGTAAGCGTGGCGGATGGGTTTTGCCTAATCAAGGATCAGAGTGGGGAGCGTCTGGTCAGAAGACTAGCAGCACCACCTATGACACAAACGTGTACGGACCCAAAGGCGACATTATCGTTGCCGCGTTGTCACGAGAGGTTCCTAAGGTTGAGTTCTTCCCAGCAAACCCAGATTACGGTCCAGACCAAGTAGCGTCAGAGGAAGCCGATAGGTTCAAAGATATTTGGGCAAGAAACAATAACCTTCATGCACTCCTTGTGGATTGCTCTCGCATGTTCTGGAACGAAGGCCGAGTCCTTATGTGGACTCGCTACGAACTCAACGGACAGAAATATGGATTCGAAGGAGACGTTAAGGCACCTACTGTACCGGAAGACGAGCAAAATCCACCTGATGGCACGCCAACTGGGCAGACTGCTTTGGATGAAGTGCTGGGCCTTGAAACGTCTGAAGAGAAAACCTCAGGCGATGTAGAAGATTTACTAAACGCCGCAGGGTCAGAAAGTGAAGATAAAAAACCTTTAGGTCGGGAAGTCACAACCTGTCACGGAAAACTTGATCACAAGGTTCCGATTGCTATCGATGATTTTCACGACATGCCGTTCGTGCAACTTTCCCTTGACTTGGACGTATCCACAGCACGAGGAATGTTCCCATGGATTGCAGACAAGATTAACCCCGGTACCGATGGAATGTCGGAGACGCAACTTGACCGCATCGCACGTGAAAACGTGAGACAGGCGGTACTCGGTGCGTACGTCACTGGAGACTCGTTGGAACGGCACACCACTGTGAAGTTTACATGGTTCCGTCCCTCTATGTTTTTAGATCAAGGCGTAAGCGATGAAGCTAAAGCAGAGCTGCTGGAAGTGTTCCCCAACGGAGCACTACTTGCACGCGCAGGGGCAGAATTTGCATTTGCTAGAAACGAGAGCATGGATGATCACTTAGTGATCGGGCATCCTCTCCCCGGTAAAGGACAGAACAGACGTACACTAGGTTCCGCACTCATCTCCATTCAGAAGCGTATAAATGACTGGGTGGACTTGCTGGATGATTTCTTCAAACGAACCGTCCCCAAGAAGTGGATGAACGCTGAAGCTTTCGATATGGAAGCCGTAAAGAACGAGCCAAACGTCCCCGGTAGCATCGGGCCGTTCCAAGTTCAACCCGGACTGACAACGATGGATCAGTACGTATTTGTAGAGCCGACTCCGCAGCCACAACCTGCGCTGCCCGACTTCATCAAATGGTTCATTACGAACTTGTCGGAGGAAATATCAGGAGCACTACCTTCTTTGTTCGGTGCGGCTACGGGGGAACAAACTGTAGGCAACCCACAGATTCAAAGAGACCAAGCATTGCAACGCATCGGATGTCCATGGAATAACATTCAGGACATGTTTGCTGCGGCTGCAGAACAGGCTGTTCGTTGCGCAGCCGAATGTAGAGATGGCAAGGAAATCAAACAGAACATACCCGGACGTGGCAACTTAACGGTCAACACCGCAAACTTGCTCGCTGGTAAGGTTTTGTGTTATGCTGAATCGAACCCAGCATTTCCCGAATCTTGGCAGCAGAAAGAAGCCAAAATAGAGAACATGATTTCCATGAGTGCGTCTAATCCGTTATTGGCCCAGTGGTTCTTAGGTCCGTCAAACTTGGCGGAAGTAGCCAGCGGTTTGCGCATGAAGAAGTTCAAAGTAGTAGGTGCCACATCGGTCACCAAGCAGCGCAACGAATTTGAGTTGTTGTTGCGTAAAGGTCCGATGGACAATCCGCAGTTCTTGAACATGCAATCCGCTATGCAGAAAGCACAGGCGGGAGTACAGCAAGCGCAAGTGACGGGGCAACAAGTTCCGCCTGAAGCGCAAGCAATGATGGCTCAGGTACAGCAGGCAATACAGGCTACGCCTCCGCAAATCAGTACGATTCAAGTTGCACAAGACGAAAGCGAAAACCACATAGTCGAGGCGAACGAGTGCTTCGAGTGGATGAATGATACCGATGGTCAGAAGTTTAAGAGTGGAACACCCGAGCAGCAAGCAGGGTATGCAAACGTACACCTGCACTGGCAAGCACACGTTGCTATGGCAAAGAAGATCATGGCAGCTAATAAACCACCGGAGAAACCACCTAGTGAGAGCTTTTCGGCTGACGTTTCAAAGATGCCACCGGAAGTTGCTACGCAGATGCTCGCTAAGATGGGCATACAAAGTACCCCCGCTGTATTCCAACAGCAAGCGGACACTGCTCTTCAGCATAAGGTGGCTGGGAAAGCAATTCCCGAAGCCTTGAAGCAACCAAATGAACCAGCAAGACCGAACACACAACCAGCACCTGCACCCGGAGCAGAACAACCCCGTCAACTGAGGAGATAACATGGCTAAGACCCTGGTAGGTTTATTGCAACGCCATGGGGATACAGAGGCCAACGAAGCCAATGTGTTCAGGAGTAGACTTGATCCTCCTCTGAATAACGAGGGAATAAAGCAAGCCGAGGCTGCGGCAAAGAGTATTGCGAAGATGAAGGGGATGAAGATCAAGAAGATCGTATCATCCCCCATGCTTCGCGCTCTGCAAACCGCCGATATAATCAGTGAGGAATTGGGACTAAAAACAGTTCAAGATCGGGGTTTGATATCCTGGAATTTAGGATTCTTGACAGGCATGGACAAGGACAAGTACAAAGATGTTCTGGACTTGTACATTGACAACCCAAAGGTACCAGTACCAGATGGGGAATCCCTGGACGATTTGGAAACTCGCTTGGAAGAATTCATGGATGAAGAACTCAGAACAGAAGGCACTATCTACGTGACCCACAATTCCAACTGTGTGACCATCGAAAACCTTATCAGGGGCAATAAAGATGGAAGACCAGAAAGCGGTGAGAAAAGTGTGGAGCCTGGAGGTACCATTGGAATATACGTGGATGATAACGGGACTTACAGTACCGAAGTTCTGTTTGGAGTCGAAGACAAAGCAGCCTTCGTCTCCTAAGTATCCTGGATGGTGGGAAGATGCATCATTCTTCAGAGACTCAGAATAAACTCAGAAAAGGACTCAGAAAATGACATGGCCCGAAACCGTTTCATTTATATTTTTCATGCTGTTCATGATTGTAATGGCATTGAAAAGTTAAACATATACACAAAGTACTCAGAATCAAATCTCAGAATAAGAAGGACTCAAAATGGGCGCAGAAAGCCTAGTGGATTTCGCTTCGCTGGATACCGCAGCGAGCGCAGTAGAAACACCAGCAATTGACTCAGCAGTAGAAGCCCCAGTCGTAGACTCAGGAGTAGAAACTCCTGCGGCAGAAGTAGATTCAACTCTAACTGAAGGTAAAGAGACTGAGACTACGAATGCAGATGGCTCAGAAAAATCTGATGAAGAAAAAGCCACATTCAAGACTGCCGCAGCAAAGGCAGAGTCTGATAAGGCAATTGATACCAAGGCTACACCCGAGAACGTTCGCAAAGGTCTCAAAGCATTCCGCGATGCAGACCCCGCTAAGAACGGTGCGATTGTTAAGGAACTTCATGGCGCGTACGAGCGGTTCAATGCGTACAAGACGGAGTTTCCCACGGTTCAGGCTGCTAAAGAAGCCAAAGCATTCATCGAGTCAATCGGTGGAGAAGAAGGCTACACCAAGCTGAATGAATCCATTGATGCCGTCAAGGCAACAGATGAACTTCTGTACGCCGCAGACCCGCAACTTTGGAAGAATGTGCTTGAAGATTTGAAGGCATCGGGGCATCCCGAAGCGTTTGGTAAGTTGGCCCCGGCATATTTGTCCGAACTCAAAGTGCATGATGCCGATGCTTATTACAATACGTTCAAGCCACATTTCTTCAACGGGCTCAAAGAGTCCCGCATGGATGTGATGTTGAACAGCTTGACCGCTGCTTTAGGTGCCAAGGATGCCGAAGGAAAAGCCGCACCAGATGTGAAGTCCATTGCCTCATTAGTTCAGAATATGAACTCATGGTACAAGGACATCGAAGCGGAAGAACAATCTAGAACCAAGGAACCAGAAGTAAGCGTAGAGCAGAAGAAGTTCTTGGAAGAGAAAGCTGCATTTGAGAAAACCAAGAGTGCAGATGCTCAAGAAAAAATAACGAACTGGGAAAACAGCGTTGCCGAGACCGCAGAGAAGAACAACAATGTCACGCTGGGCGCAGCTTTGAAGCCGTTTCTCAAAATGCCTTTCTTCAAAGACTTCCAACGGGAAACAAAAATTGATCTGGGAAACGGCATTAAGGAAGACCTGTACGCCGCGCTAAAAGCCGACAAGGCGTATCAAACCCAGATGGCAGCGCTATGGAAGGGTGGAAACAACGCAGCCAACAACGCTAAGATTCAGAAGTTCCATCAGGACTGGCTGAATGACAATGCTGTACGACTTGTAACCAAGACTGTACAGAGGCGCTATCCCGGTTACGCCAAAGGTGGCAGTGCCGCTGGAAGAGTAGCCGCCGCTGCCGAGAAGAAGACGGCAGACACCAAAGCTGGTGTAGCATCGGTTACGAATAACAAGCCGATCTACGTTGCAAGCCGCCCAGCGAACCTTATACGTGAGACAGTTACGGTAGGCGGCAGAGAGTACAAACCTAACGATCTGCAAATGATGCAGATTGCTGGGCGTGGTTTTGTTAAAAGCACGGACGGCAAGAGTTATCGGCTTGTCACGTGGCGCAAATAATTCATAGGAGAAACTAAATGTCACAAAATTCAGGACCGAACACACGTGATGGTAAGCCGATCAATGTCAACGACCAAGCAACTATCGCTGCTTTCGTAACCGTAGTCCCGACTAACGTTGGGCCGACTACGTTGATCACCGTACAGTTGCAAGGTTCCGGCTTGACCGTTCAGGTTCAGGCACAGGACATCTCTGCCACTACGCAGACACTGTAATTCGAGTACGCGAACGTACAAGCGCCGTGTGAATCGGCGCACATTTTAGAATCAACTTTGATCTAAACACTACCAAAGCCCGAACGGTCTCGAAGACTTTAATCTCGATAAGGCGGAGGCGTGGCAAGAAATAGTATTGACTCAGCGCTAGGCCTGTACGTTCTCAGAAACGTGCAATGTGGTACTTTGTTTTAGGGACTTAATTTTATATGGCGTTATTGGAAGCTGCTGTAGAAGCAGTTGAACTCGACGCGTTTGCCAAGGAAATTCCTGATTTGGTTTTCCACGGCACAACCGCCTATAGCCTGTTCAAGGCCGAAGCAACAAAGATTCCTGTGTCTAACCAGTCTAACGCTGGCGGAACACAGCGTGCATCATTCCGCGTGCCCTTCCGGGTGCAGTCCGGTGCAGGCATCAGTCAGGGAACAGGCAACGCAGATTCTATGCTGCGTGGTTCTGGTTCTCAGTGGGCGTCGTTCGCATTGGCCCCGGTGTACCTCTTCAACGTCTGCGAAATTTCGTGGCTTGCGCAAGCTTCCACGGACTCCAAGCAGAAGGGCCTGTTCGCCGTTAAGGCGCAGGAAATGAAGAATTCGCTGGATTCCGCCATGCAGGGTATCGAAGGTTTGATCAACTCGGATGGCTCGGGTATGATCGATCAGATTCCCGCAACGGCAGTCATCGTTCTGGCAGGCGGAACCCCCGCCGCGCAGACGGCCAGCATTTCCCCCGTTAACGTTGCAGTGGCTTTCACTGACCAGCAAGTCGTGAAGTTCTACAGCGTGGGTGGCGTGCAGCGCGTTGGTGGAGCTACCACAGCGACCATCAGCTATTCTGACGGCCCCAGCAACACTCTGTATTTCAGCACCGCTCTGCCCTCTGACGTGGTCGCAACCGACTACATCGTGGTCAACGGCGCGTCGTACGGCTCTGGAAACTCCATTCTGGGCATCAAGGCTTGGGATGTGAACTCCAACACCGGCACCATCGGTGGGTTGAACCGCAACGCATACCCTGGACGTTTGAGCACTCCTACCATTAACTTGGGTGGAGCTGCGATTACCCCTGGTATCGCGCAGCGTTCGGAAGTACTGTTGGGCCGCGCTCTTGGGCCGGATGCCGACTCGATCAAGTCGGGCATTTGGTACGGGCCGCCTGAGCAGGCTTTCGCTCAGTCCAACCTGATGTACAATGTTCAGGTCATGCAGTTGCAAGGCAAAGCGCTGGAAGGCGACAAGACTGCTGACATGTCCAAGAAGTACTTTTCTGATAATTTTGGTGGACGCAAGTATCACAAAAGTTGGACAGCAGTTCCAAACCGGATGGATTTACTGGTCATGGAGAACTGGTACATCGGAGAGTTGAGCCCACTTGAGCTTTACGACTTCGGAGGTGGAAATGTTGTTGCTCCAGTTCCTGATATCGGGACTGTGGGTGGAAGCTATTTGACTTCCCACATGTTCGCGTACAACACTTGCTTTTCCAAATAGGTTGGAGCAAGTAAAATTTCTTCTGATTGACTCGAACGCTGAAATGCCAACGAGGGCGAACCCGCAAGGGGCGCTGAGAGACTAAGCGAAGAAACGTCCAGCAGGATGATGCAATAGTCCGAACTATACGGGAACAACAACCGTATGAGACTGACAGAAATGCTCAGTCTCAACAACAGTAAGTTGTTGATAACAAAGAAGTAACCTTTGCAATGCTGCACCGAGAGCTGGGCTCTACGTGCAGAACGCGGCAGTTCCCACAGTCTAATCTGTAGGAAGTGTGTTATACTAGTTTCATCGGGAGTCATGACCTGATGACGTGCAGGGAGGGGCCTCGAACTCCTCCCGCACATTTCTTTCGAGGAGAATACAATGAGAGTTCTAACTGAAGCACAAAAAGAAGCAAGCACTCTACGCGTAGATGCGTGGCGTGCAAAGCAACTAGAAGAAAGACCAGAAGAGTACAGGAAACACAACGCAGAAAGGTCCAAGGCTTACTACCACGAAAACCCTGAACTTGCAGCAAAGCAACAAGAGAATTTTAAGAGAAGTTATGATGAAAACCCATCATTCCGTGCCAAGGTAATACGTTCGGCAAGCACTGGAAGATACCGCATGACTCCCACAGAATACGATAGTAAACTTGAAGAGCAAGGTGGACATTGCGCTCTGTGCCCAAGCACGGATGGAGATGCAGGACGAAGATTGCACATTGATCACTCCCACGAATGCTGCGATGGAAAAGCAAGAACTTGTGGAAAGTGTAACCGTGGTCTCCTTTGTGGAAAGTGCAATAGAAGATTAGAAAAAGTAGAGTTTGTATTAAAGCAAGGCACGGTAGTACCCGAGCCCAACACGTGGCTCTATCGCGCAGTAAAATACTTGGAGGCTTACGCATGGCAAAACGCAAAGTGAACGCTAAGAAGCGACCGACTCAGCACAGTTGCAACTGCCCGTACAACCATCAGATTTCCAACATTTATACCGAAGCATTTGAAGCGCGTGTAAACGATGCTAACGACAACGAATATACCACCGCACTGCTTCACAACGCAGAGTTCAATATGATGGCAGACGCCATCGAAAGTGGAGAGTATGACCCTAGGTTAGTCTTAGCAGACGCCGTGCGGGTTGGTTTTGAAGCAGGACGCAGAAAACTAGAACTTGAACTCTTAGAAAAATCCGTAGGATATTAACCCAAGGCTCTGCTTAATCGCAGGGCTTTTTCATTGGAGGACTCAGCATGACTAAGAAAGAACTGAAGTGGCAAGTCGATGACCAGC